TTCGGTAGTGACAAAACTGTAACAAGTGGAACTTTCACTATTCAATTTCCAACAGCAGACGCAACTAACGCAATCATAAGATTAGCATAAGGAGGTCTTCCTTATGGCATCAACCTGGGGCACAAATACTTGGGGCGCCAATGCATGGCAAGATGATGAAATAGTAGTTTCTTTATCTTCACCCGGAGCAACAACAGCATTAGGAACACCACAATCTTTTAACGTTGAAGGTTGGGGCAGACAACAATGGAGTAACTCTGGTTGGGGAGTTGAATATTCTGTTGAGCCTACAGGTTTATCTATTACTTCTTCGCAAGGAACTGCAGCAGGATTTCCTCAAACTATTGTTACGCCAACAGGAGTTTCTTCAACAGTTTCAGTTGGAACAGTAACACCTGCTGATGTGGTTGGTGTATCAGGTTTATCAGTAACTTCTGCAATAGGAGAACTAGCAAGTGTTGGAACACTTGTAGGTTGGGGTAGAAATGGTTGGGGTGAAGAACCTTATGGAGATTCTGTTAACAAAGTTGTAGTTCTTGCTTTAGGTTCACAAATAACATCAGGTGTAGGATCAATTAGTCCTGCAGATGTAATGGGATTAACAGGTGTATCTTCAACTTCTAGTGTTGGATCTCCTACAATAATAGGTAGTGTTGCTTTTGACTTAACAGGAGTTTCTGCTACAGCTAGTGTAGGTTCTTTTGAAATTAATAGTAGTCCACTTGTAACTCCATCAGGAATTTCTGCAACAGCTTCAGTCGGATCTTTAGCTCCTGCAGATGTAATGGGAGTAACAGGGGTTTCTGCTACAGCATCAGTTGGTAGTATTGAAATTGATTCAAGTCCTATTATAATTCCTACAGGTCAATCTTCAACTTTATCAGTAGGATCAATATCACCTGCAGATGTAATGGGATTAACGGGAGTTTCTGCAACAGCTTCTGTAGGATCTTTAAGTCCACCTGTTGTAATGGGATTAACAGGTGTTTCTGCAACTATTTCTGTTGGAGAGTTATTTATTCAAGCGTATCAAAACATTGACACGGGCTCAAATACATCGTATACAAGTGTTGCAACTGGCTCAAATACGAGTTATAGTGACGTCGCATAGGAGATAAAATATGGCATCAACATACACACCTTTAGGGGTAGAACTTCAAGCAACCGGTGAAAACGCGGGTACATGGGGTACAAAAACAAATACAAATTTACAAATTTTTGAACAAGTATCTGGTGGTTATACAACTCAAGCTGTATCTGACTCTGGTGATACAACATTATCTGTTTCAGATGGATCAACTGGTGCAACTCTTGCACACAGAATTATTGAATTTACAGGATCACTAACAGCAGGAAGAAATGTAACAATTCCTCTTGATGTACAAAATTTTTATATTTTAAAAAATGGAACTTCAGGATCTCAAACTGTAACATTTAAATATGTTTCAGGAACAGGAACAAGTGCGGCTGTTGCAGCTGGTAAAACAATTATTGCTTATGCAAAAGCAGATGATGGTGCAAATCCAAATATTACTGCAGTAGAATTTGGTGGAGATGTTGTTGATGATACCTCACCACAACTAGGCGGTAATTTAGATGTTAATGGAAATGATATCGTATCGACTTCTAACGCAGATATCGATATTATACCTAATGGAACTGGAGATGTTGTTCTTGGAGCAGACACAGTAAAAGTTGGAGATAGTGGGGCAGCCGCTACTTTAACGTCAAATGGAGCTGGAGCGCTAACTGTAACCACAGGCGGTGCAGCAGACTTAATTTTAAACACAAATAGTGGAACGAATGCAGGAACTGTTACTCTTACAGATGCAGCAAATGGAGATATAACTATAGCTCCAAATGGCACTGGTAGAACAAAAGTAACTAATGCATCACCAGGAACTAGTTCTACTCAAGTTGTAACTACCGATGGAAAAGGTCTTGTCTTCTCCATGGTTTTCGGGTATTAATACAAAAGGAGAATAAAAAATGGCAACACCGAATCTTGTAAATATAGCAACGATCACACCTAAGAATGCTATGGGTAGTTTATCTGATACAAACAGAACTACTATGATCGATGTCCCTGCAGAAACTGCAGTAAGAATAGATACAATATTATTAGCAAACATTGATGGAACTTCCGCTGTTGATGCAACAGTGGAAATTAGTAACGACAATGGTTCAACTTATTATAAAATCGCAAGCACAATTTCTGTGCCTGCAGATTCTACACTAGATTTAATTTCAAGACCTATCTACTTAGACGAAACAGACTTAATTGCCGTAACAGCAGGAGCTGCTAACGATTTAGCTTTTCATGTTTCTTATGTAGAAATGGTAGACTAGGAGACTAAATGCCAAGAATAATTAAACCATTATCAAAAGGAGATTTTACATCAGCAACAATTTCTGTTGATTCTCAAGGAAGAGTCATATCAGCTTCTTCTGGTAGTGGTGCTTCAAACTTTGAATATGTACTTTGGACTAATAGTGGTTCTAGTAACGTATCAGCACCTTCTAACGTTACAAAAGTTCAAGCGTTCCTTTGGGGCGGAGGAGGCGGCGGAGGCGGCGGAGATAATAACCCGCCAGAAAGTGGACAATCTGGAGGCGCTGGAGGTTTTGGTTATTTTACTGGTTCTCTTTCTGGACCAGCAACTGTTCCTTATTCTGTTGGTGGAGGCGGAAGCGGTGGTGGTCATCCTAATGGTACTGGTAATTCAGGGAATGCAACTAATTTCCATAATTTTACTGCTAATGGAGGCGGTGGTGGTTCTCGTAATTCTGGCGGAAGTTCTGGTTCAGCACCTGGATCTAAAAGTATAACTGCAAATAGACAAAGTTTTTGGAATAATGAGCAAGGAAAAGGTGGTCCTGGTGCACCTGGTGCATCTGGTTCGTCAGGAAGCAGCGGTTCAAGTGGTGCGGTAATAGCATTATTTAATGAAGGATAATAAATTATGGCATATTTTATTTTTGCAAAAAATATTGATCAAAACAATTTATACAGAATAGCTCAAAATGATACTGATAAGAATGGTTTAATTTTTAGCGAAAAAACTGATACAGTTAAAACAGTATCGGATGTTGATTTTAATAAAGTTAGAGAAAGTAAAGCAACAGTTAATTTAGAAAGCGATAGTGTTGTTATAAGTGATATTTCTCTTAACATACCAAATGAAAATGCTCTTAAATCTAATATTAATATACTTATAGGAATCTGTGATAATTTTTTACAAAGATACGATTCAAATAATTCAATGTATTCAGCCGTAAGTAATTATAAAAATGTTCTTGAAAGTTTTGATACATCTTCAGTGAGTTTTCCAATAAACAAATCTTGGGAAACATATTGTTCAGAAAATAGCATTACTTATTTAAATCCTTTACAAATACCATAAAAAAAACTATAAGCATTTCATGTTTGATAAAACTATAAGTTTTATAGCATGTAAAGAATATATAGAATTTACAGAGATAAAGCCAGAACCTGCAAAACTTAATATACCTAAATGGTATAAAGATTTAGATCATCATGTAGAAATAAGAACTATTAAAGGATGCATGCCTTTTTTAGATACTTTGACTACCGGATATATTTTAAAATTACCAACAGACTATTATATTTGTCATAATGTTGTGCAAGATGGTGAAAGATCTATGATAGGTAAATCTGGTGTTCAAAAAACTATATCAAATAATATTACAAAAAATATTAATATTAATCATGATGGTTCTGAATATCATAGAATAGATCAACTAGGTGAAAAATGTCCTTTTGTTAAAAAAAATAAAGATTTAGCTTTTCATAAAATTTTAAATCCTTGGATAATTAAAACTCCTCCAGGATATTCTTGTTTATTTATACCACCTATGAATAATTCAGATGATAGATTTTCAATTATCCCTGGTATTGTAGATACCGACAAATATCATAAAGAAATAAATTTTCCTATTATAGTAAATGGAGATAAGTATCCTATTTTAGAAACTGTTTTAAAATTAGGCACTCCATACGTTCAAGTAATTCCTTTTAAAAGAGACCAATGGAAAATGAAAATTGAAGCATTAGATAATAAAGAAAATGATAAAAATGATTTATCACTACATTTGAAAATTATAAATACATATAAAACTACTTGGTGGCATAAAAAATCATGGAAATAACGGATTATATAAAAATATACGATAATGTTTTAAAAAAAGAAACTTTAAAAAATTTTCTTAAAGTTTGTGAGTCTAGAAAAGAATTTCTTGAGGCTGCTGTAGTTGTAGATAGTAGAAAAGACTGTACTATAGTAGATAAAAAAGTAAGAGATGTTAAAGTTTGGAATTTAGTTAATCTTAAAGAGAAAAGTAGAACAAATGTATTTTGGGCAAATTTTTTTTGTTTTTTAATAACTAATTATTTTAAAACATATGGAAAAGAAATAGGCATGACACATACTAATGAACAAGTACAAAGCATTCAACTTTTAAAATATGAAAATAATGGTCACTATGAATTTCATATAGATCATGGTAAACAAACTCCTAGAACTTTTAGTTGTATTTTTTTTGTAAATGAAAATTATAAAGGTGGAGAATTGTGTTTTAAATTTCCTGGAAGTAAAGAAGAATCAATCGTAGAGAAAAAAAGTAATAGATTAATAATTTGGCCTAGTAATTTTTTATATCCTCATGCAGTAAAACCTGTTACAGAAGGTGTTAGGTATTCGGTAGTATCATGGGCGTTATAGGAAAAGATTTTAAATTTAAAGTTGTAAAAAACTTTTTAAGTAAAGATGAAATTGATTTAGCAAATATTTATTGTGAAATGACACATCGAACTAATCAAACTCATTATTCAATATCTATATTTTCAAAAGTTGTTACAAACCCCGATACTTCGTATTATGGAGATAAATTAGCCGAATCATTTCTTTTAAAAAAGAAACCTTTGGTAGAAAAAAAAGTAGGTAAAAAGATATTACCAACATATAGTTTTTGGAGAATGTATACTAAATTTTCAGCTTTAAAAAAACATACTGACAGAGAAGCTTGTGAAATAAGTTTAAGTGTTAATATAGGTAGTGATGGAACTTCTTGGCCAATATATATTGATGGTAGCGAAGTAAATCTTAAACCTGGAGATGCAGTAATTTATTTAGGATGTGATTCTTATCATTGGAGAAAAGAATTTACGGGAGATTGGTATGCATCTTTCTTTTTACATTATGTTGATGCAAATGGTCCTAACAAAGAATGGGAAAAAGATAAAAGACCTTATTGGGGGGTGACAAGATAAAATGAGATTTGAACAAAAAAAAGATGGCTCTTGTTTTTTAAAATTTGATGACGAAGAAATTAAAATTTTAAACAAAAGAAAACAATTATATTTTACACCAGAGGCTCTAAAACATTTTGGTAATGCTTTAATGAAAATGGTAATGGAATTTAATCTTAATTTTGACGATAAAACAAAAGACATATGCACTGACGGATTGACTAAAGTTTTATTAGATAAGGAAGAAGATGATAAAAGTAGAAAATAATTTTTTAAACAATCAAAAATTATTTGAAATAAATCAAATGGTTACTTCTAATAATTTTCCTTGGTATCTTTCTAATAAGATAAATAAATTTACCCATCCTTTAATTAAAGATAATCAGGGTAAAAAAGAAAGCAGCATATTTATGTCTAAAATTTTAACTCCTATATTAGAAAATATTAATGCTAAGACAATTATAAGTTCAGATGTAATACTACAAATGCCTTCAAGTAATAAAATTAAGGTTGAAGAAAAACCTAGTAATTTAAATTTAAATGATCCAAGTATGACTGGAATTTTATGTCTTACTAGCTACAATGGATCTATTGAAATTTTAAATTCAGAAGAACAATCAATGACTCAAAATAGGTTTTTTTCATTCCCTTCAAATACAGGTTATTTTAGTTATTCTAATACAGATAATTGCTATGGACTAACAATAAGATTAGTATATATAATATAAATCTGATATTTAAAGGATTTAATATGCTACAAAAGATAGGTTTCCAACCAGGTATAAATAAACAAATTTCAGAAACTACAGCTGAAGGACAATGGGTAGACTGCGATAATGTTAGATTTAGATATGGTACACCTGAAAAAATAGGTGGTTGGAAACAATTAGGAACAGATGATTTGACAGGAGCTGTAAGAGGACTTCATCATTTCGTAAATAGTCTGGGTAGAAAATATGCAATTATAGGAAGTAATAGAATTCTATACGCATATTCAGGGGGTATATTTTATGACATACACCCAATTAAAACTACAACTACTTTAACGAGTGCATTTAGTACAACCAATGGATCAGCGGTTGTAACATTAACTTTTTCTGGTGCTCACAATATTGCTGCAGGTGAAATATTGTTATTAGATAATTTTACTACAATAACAGGTTCTAATTTTAGTGCATCAGACTTTGATGATAAAAAATTTATGGTAACAACTGTGCCATCAACAACAACACTTACAATTACAATGCCCTCTAATGAAACAGGGTCTGGTGCAACAACATCAGGTGGTATTAGAGTTCAACATTATTATCCTGTAGGGCCAGCTGTACAAGCAAAGGGATTTGGATATGGTTTAGGGTCTTGGGGTGGTGAAGCTGCAGGGGCAGTTACAACAACTTTAAATGGTGCGTTATTAGATGATACTGCTGGAACAGGTGGATCAGGGACATCGATCGTATTAACTGATGCTTCACAGTTTCCAAGTTCAGGTACAAATTTTATTCAAGTAGGTAATGAAGAAATTTCATATACAGGTGTTACAGGTAATACATTAACAGGTATTACAAGAGCTGTAAGAAACTCTACTAGATCGGCACACTCCGATGGTGCAACAGTTACTAACTCAACTGATTATGTTGCGTGGGGTGAAGCGGCTTCAGGTGATTTAATTATTGAACCTGGTATGTGGTCATTAGATAACTTTGGTGACAAAGCAATTTGTTTAATTGTTAATGGTGCTGTGTTCGAATGGGATTCATCTTTATCAAATGCTACAGCAACAAGAGCTGCAATTATATCTGGTGCACCAACTGCATCAAGACACATGTTAGTTTCAACTCCTGATAGACACTTAGTATTTTTTGGAACAGAGACAACTATTGGTGACACATCTACACAAGACGATATGTTTATTAGATTCTCAGATCAAGAGGATATTAATACTTATACGCCTACGGCAACTAACACAGCTGGTACACAAAGACTGGCCGATGGATCACAGATCAGAGGAGCAATCAGAGGTAGAGATGCGATCTATGTTTGGACTGATACAGCGTTATTTACACAACGTTTTGTTGGTCAACCATTTACGTTTGCGTTCGCACAAGTTGGAACTAACTGTGGA